GTCACAGGGTAGCTAAGGAGGCTGCCTAGATCAAGGCCTTCGTAGCTCAGTGGTAGAGCGGCGGTCTTCAAAACCGTAGGTCCCGGGTTCGATCCCCGGCGGGGGTGCCAAAAAGCGGCAGTGGAACGTAGGGCAGCTCTGCGGATAGTCCACGGGAATGACCGACCCGCCCAAGAATGGTCAGGAAGCACACGCCGTATAAGGTGGCCTTCGGGCTGACCCACCGGGGAAAGCTGGAACAAAGAGAGTCCGGCAACGGGTCTCACCATCGAAGGGCCTTGTCCTTTGCTGAACGGTATCCGAAAGGGTCTGCCAAGGCGGGGATCAACAGGGCTCTTCGATGGTGAAGTGCATAACTAGCACATGGCGTGGAAACAAGAGCGTGGCGGCTCACCACAAAATCCAGTTGCCGCTGGGGCCATGGTCAGGGTCCATCAAACGGGTGTGCCGCGCCGATTGCGGATGCTTTCGGTCTGGCGCTAGATATACCTACCTTGATCGCCGGTATGGTTCTAAGCTGTCATACCAACCCATGGGTTAGCGCCTTGGGGAGGTTAGGCTGAAAAACGAATCCGGCCACCTACATATTTCTCTTGCCCTTGACCACAGAGGCCGTACAATGCGACGGCAACTCTGAAAGGGCAATCCTATGTTTACCGCAATCCTGTGCTTCGTAGGCGGCATTTTCTTTGCTGTCGCATTCCCCCAGCCAAGCGCCATGCTCCGTGCCTCAGTACTCAAGGGCATCGACAAATTGCGCGGGAAAATCGGCTGGTAGACATTTGCAATCGATTGCAAATTAGCCACCCTCGCGGTGGCTTTTTGTTGCGCGTTCTTCAAGCTGTGCCGTATCATGCCCACTGGTTTAACCGGGGCAAACAATGCAGATACCGCAGCGCATTCTCACTGGCGAGGTCCAAGCCGTTTTCTCCGGTGACGATCTGATCGTTTTGATCGATCTAGGGGTAGACGATCTTTGGAAGAAAAAGCGTGTGCGCTTGCACGGCGTCGATACCCCCAATGCGGTAAACCAGGGACCTGATACGGAAGCGGGGAAGCTCCGCGCCTACGTCCGAGAGATGGTGCGCGGGGCCAAGGTGCATATCACGCCGGTAAGCTCCAGCCCAAGCAGTGTCGTGGCGGTTATCGAGGTCGAGCGTAACGGGGAGCTATACAACCTCAACGACGACCTGATCGCCAAGGGCTACAAGTTCAAAAGATAAACCGGGATTGCCATGACTACAGTTCGTCGTGTGTTTCGTAGCCCGCGCCCCCAGAATATCGGGGTGCGTACAACCATAATGAGTGTCAAACGCGCGGACACATCGACCAGCCGCCAGATTGCATTCACTGATGAATTCCTTGGCCTGTCCGGACTCGGCGGGGCCAACATCATCATCCCCACCCCGTACAACGTGGGGCGGCTTTTCGAGCTGATCGACCAATCGAATATTATTCGCCAGTGCATCGAAGCCTACGTCACCAATACTGTTCTTACGGGGTGGGAGACGGCCCCTACCCTGCGCGGGCGCAAGGAAAACGTCAACGAACAGAACGAGCTGCAATCGTTTATTGATCACGCCAATTCCGAGGAGTCTTTGTCGGCGGTGATGAAAAAGGTGATCGATAACCGCGAAGCAGTCGGCTTTGGTTTTCTGGAAATCATCCGGGACTTGACAGATACCCCGGCACTCCTGCGTTGGGCTCCGTCCTTGTACACCCGCCTGTGTATCAAGCACCCCACAGAGGTGCCGGTGGACTACGATATTCCTCGGGGTCTGCGCACAATCACAGTGACTGAGTACCGGCGTTTTCGCAGGTTCATTCAGATAGTCAACGGTCAGCAGAGGTGGTTCCGGGAGTTTGGTGATCCTCGAAAGATGGACTACCGCAACGGGTATTTTGAGGGGGAGAGCGGGTACGAGGCTGGCTACCCGGCTACGGAAATCCTGCACTTCAAGAATCCGTCCAATGAAGCCTACGGGGTGCCGCGCTGGATTAGCCAGCTACCATCGATCATCGGGTCCCGCGAGGCTGAAGAAGTCAACATGCGGTACTTCCAAGACAACACCGTGCCACCGATGTTGCTCACGGTGGGGGGCGGAAGGCTAACCGCAGGTTCCTATGAGCAACTCACCAACACGCTGAACAATGACGGTATTGGTAAGGACCGCCAGCACCGAATCATGCTGCTTGAGGCAATCGGTGAGGGTGACTCCATGGACGGGAAGGGCACCCCCGTTACCCTGCGCGTGGACAAGCTCACAGACGCTCGTCAAAGCGATGGCTTGTTCAAGGAATACGATCAAGCTAATCAGGCCAAAGTGCGGTCCAGCTTCCGCCTGCCACCTATCTCGGTCGGTGCATCGCAGGATGTGAATTTCGCTACGGCAAACGTTTCTGCTTTCGTAGCCGAGTCCCAGGTATTCGCCCCAGCCCGCAGCGAGATTGACGAAGTGTTCAACAAGCAAATCGTGAACGGACGGCGGGGCCTTGGCTTGAGGACTACGAAACTGGTCAGCCGTACCCCGTCCATTACTAGCCCTGAGATGCTGATCAAGACGCTCACGGCCCTCAACGTCATGGGCGCTGTCACTCCGCGCCAAGCCCAGAAGGCTGCTAACACTGTTCTCCAAATGGAGCTGGAGCCTTATCCGCAAAAGGGTGAAGAGGGTTACGAAGAGTGGATGGACAAGCCAATCATTTTCGAGACCCGCAAAGGCAAGGACGTGAACGGCAATTCCCAGCCGGAAGAGACCCAGCAGGAGGGACGGCTAAAAGACCAGGAAGTAGATGACGGGGAGGGGGGAAATGTAGTGGCACTGCGGCCAAAGAACGGCACCCAGTAGGAGCACAGTGATGACACCCACTAAAGTTGTTCGTGTAGAAACACAAAAGCTGGTAAGGCGCGATGCAGCGGGTTATGAACGAATTGTCATGGCCGAGCTGCTTATCCCCAACGTTGCTAACGTGTTTGGGGATATATATACCGATGAGGCCATTCGAGAGTTCGTGGAAGAATTCGCCCGTCAAGGGCATGGCTTGGATATCCAGCATGATGAAGTGGACGTTGACGGTGAAAAACTTCTGATGGTCGAGAGCTTCATTGCTCGCCCGGGGGACCCGGATTTCATTGAAGGGTCGTGGGTTGTCGGTTTGAAAATACTTGACGATGCGACCTGGGAAAAGGTAGTGAGCGGGGAACTCAACGGGTTTTCCTTTCAGGCTGAATGCCTAATGACTGAGATTGAGGTGGAGACTTTGACCCCGCGCGAGGTCTCCGGGGTAACTGAACCATATCTGCCTGACGGCCATACGCACACGTACATGGTTTTGCTTGACACGCTGAACAACGTTATTGCTGGCGGAACTGGCGTTACTGATGGGCACTCCCATACAATCAGCCGCCATAGCGTGACAAAAGAGGCAGAGGGCCACACGCACCGTTTTCAAGTGATCGTTACACAGGAGCAAGATAATGGGTGAAAAGGCAAAAGGAAATCTCGTCAAGGTTCTGAAACCCAAGTTCATCTCTTTGGTGGATCGCCCCGCAAATGAATCGCCAATCAAGATTGTTCGCTCTGCACCGCAAACAGGAGAAATCACCATGACCAAACCCGGTGCCAAGCGCATCACCCGTTCCGAGCAACCCAACTCGGTCCTGAAGATCACTTTCCCGTCAACGATGACGGACGAGGAAGTGACGGCAGCACTTGCCACGTACGGCATGAAAGATTTTGCCGTGGCCCGGGAAGGGGAGACAGTCACGGCAACCCGTTCGGATTTGCAATCGATTGCAAAAGACACGCCGACGCTGGATATCAAACTGGGTGACGGCATCACCGCCACGGTCAAGCGTGCGGCGGAGGTCGAGACCACTTCTGGCAAGGCACATATCGCCATTACCGCGTTCGAGTTCGACGCCGAGAAATTCGATGTGCTTGCAATTTCGGAATGGATTGCACGGAATTCTGTTGACAACGCATCCGACCCTGCCGAGAATTCGGCTTCAAGC